TCCCGGAGGGTGCCGTGGCCGGTGGAGAACCCCCCGTGGAAGAGCTGGATCAAGTCGATCTGGGTACAGGTGGTGGTCCCCATGGGGGCAAAGTCCATGTCATGGATGTGGATATCCCCGCTGCTGTGGGCGTTGGCGTGCTCGGGCTTCATGACGAACATCTGGTAAAACTGCTTGGAGCCCTCGCTGCCGTATTTCAGCATGGTACCCATGGCGGTGTCCCCGTCGATGTTGGCGTTCTCCCGCTTGATGTCGCTGTCCTTGGCGGAGGAAAAGGTGATGTCCTCATAGATTTTCATCAGCCGGGTGTTCATCTCCCGGGCCCGGTTGCGCTCGGAGCGGTAGAGGATGTATGCCTTGGCAGTCTGGATGTAGCCATTGTCCATGAGCACCCGCTCCACGATATCCTGGATATGCTCCACGTCGGGGCACTTGTCCCCCTCCACCTCCAGGATGGAGCCCACCTCATGGGCCAGCTTGGCAGCGGTCTCGTTGTGGTCGGGCTTGTAGGTGGCCTGGAAAGCCTTATTGATGGCGTCGGCGATTTTATTCTCATGGAAGGGGACCACCCTGCCGTCCCGCTTACGGATCTGCTGTAATACTGTCATGGAGCGCCTTCCCTTCTTACTCTGGTGTGAAAAACGATTTCTTGTGGTTATCCTTTCCGTTTGGCACATCATCTTGTGTGTTCTTGAAAAGGAACATCCCTATGATAGCACCCCATCCCAGCCCCGTCAAGAGCCAGCCTGAAAAAATCCACCAAGTTTTAGTGGGCTGGGCAGGGATGAAACACAAGCTATAGTAGCCGGAAACCCTTGTATGTTCTTATGTTACCACAGCCCGCCGCCGGGGGAGGGTGACGAAATCACCCAGAAAAAAATTTTTCTCCCCTTTTCAGTCCAACGCCTCCCACAGCAGCCCCGCAGCCTCTAGGGCCGCCCAGCTGGGATACGCCGCCTCCACGCTCTCCCAAGTGACCGCGCGGAAGCGGTAACTGATCTCCACATGGCAGGGCAAGAGGTCCTCGATCAACCCCCGCACCAGGGCCCAATGCTTCGGCGGCTCTTTATTCTGGGGGAAATACACCGTCAGCCGCAGGGGCCCCGGCCCCTCCTCCACCTGGGCGGGGATGCCGCAGCCCTTCAGGGCGTCGTTCACCGCCGCCAGGGTAAAGCAGCCCTGGTTCACCCGCAGCAGAGCCGTGAGGCAGTCCCGCAGCCCCTGGCTGTCCTTGTCCTCATACTCCCGGCTGAGCAGGCTGCTGAGCAGTTGTAAGCCCTCCCCCTGGGCGGTGGCGGGGTTCATTTCCTGGCGGAGCAGGGCCAAGGCCTCCCCCACTCCATCCAGCACCGCCCCGGCGCTCTTCAGCTCCCCCCACTGGAAGGAGCCCTCCCAGCGGTAGACCCCCAGGGGTTCCAACAAGTCCCGCAGCTGCCCTCCACAGCTCACGTCAACACCTCCACCGTCAGGCCCCGCAGCACCGGCAGCTCGTCCCGGCGCATGGTCACATCATTGGCCGGGGCCCCCAGGTTATAGTTGGCCACGCCCTCCACCTGGAAAATCAACTGCCGCATCTGAGCCACCAGCAGGTCCTGTCCCAGGCGGCTCCCGTCGAACCAAGCACTCACCGCCTGGCGCACCCGTTCCACCACCGTGGCCGCCAACAGCCCCGCCGCAGGCTTCACCGCCACCACCACGTCCACGGATACCGTGACGGGGGCCTTCACCTCTAGGCTCACCGCCACCTCCCGCCGCTCCTCCAACAGCTTCTGGACGGACTGAACCAGGGCACTGTCCGGAACACCCCCGGCGGCGGCGATCACTACGTCCACCGTCCCCAGCCCCCGGTTCTTGGGCAGCACACTCACTGCCGCCACGCCCTCCACCTCCATGGCCGCCTGGGCGTAATAGGCGGCATTGGTCCCATTGGGCAGCCCCCGGTAGGAGGCCAACACCCGGGCCCGAAGCCCCCCGTCGTCCTCCTCCTCCCGGCCCCCAGAAAAGGCCACGGGATTGGTACAGGCGGCGATGCCCACCGGGGCCACCGCCATGGTCCGCACCGTCCCCGCCGCGGCATTCCCCCCGGGCCCGGGCTCCACCGCCTGGGCAGGCACGTCCACATACAGCGCCCCCGCCGCCAGCTCCGCCGCCTGGGTGGTGGCAAAGGCCACCAGCCCCACGGTCATACACACCGTCCCCGCCGGAATGGGGACCCCCTGCCCCAGGGCCTCCCGGAGGGAAAAGCGCAGCACCCCCGTGGCCCTGGCCGCCGGGGTCCGGTGCAGCCCCCGGAGCGCCGCGTGCTTTTCCAAATCCTCCCCTGTGGCCGTCTGGGGAAAACACTGCCGCTTGGTCCACGCCGCCTCCTCGTACAAGCCGTACACCTGGGCTGCCAGGGCATACAGCCGCACCGCCATCTCCCCGGTCCCGGCCAGTTCCACCCCGGTCTCCTGGGCAAACAATTCCACCATCTCCCGGTAGATTTCCTCCACAGTTTTCATGGTTCCTCCTCTCTATACGCCCACTTGGGCCTCCAAGGGCTCCCCCCGCCAGGTCAGGAACACCGTCAGCCGCTGCTGGCCCTCCTCCCACAGCGCCCCCGTCACCTGCAAGTCCTTCTCCCCCGCCAAGGCCTCGGCGGCGTAGCTGGCCCCCAGGGCCTGCCGGGCGGAGGCCTTCTCCCTGGGCAGCAGGTACAAACGGCTCCCCACCTCCGGCAGCAGAGGAAAACTCCCCCGCCGGGCCGTGAGCAAGAAGAGCACCCGTTCCAATACCGCCTCCGCCCCCGACGCCTGGAGGAAGCCCCCCACGCCGTCGGGCACATAGTCCCCATCCCTCAGCCGGTTCACTGCCAAGGCTCACACCTCCTGTCCATTCACCGTCAACGTCCCCTCTATCTCCACCGTCCCCCGGAGCAAGATCCGCCCGTCAGGCTTCAAATGGATGCCTGTCCCCGGCACCGTGGAGAGAACCACCTCCCCCGGCTCCAACACCGTTTCGTCCTGCATCCCCACCAGGCAGGGGCTGCCCTCCGCCCCGCTCTTCACCACCAGCACGGTGTCCCCCCGCCTGGGGCTCCAATGGTAGCCGCCAGGGAGCCAGCGGCCCACCTGCCGCCGCTCCCCTGCCAGGGCCACCGCCAGCTCCGGGCCGTCCACCGTCACCTGGCCGCAGTCCGCGGCGCTCTCCTGCAAAAATTCCTGTCCCTGCTGTCTTGCCATCCACATGGTCCTCTCTCCTTTTTCAAAGTACCGCCTTGGGGTCCCCCAGCACCAAGGTGGTCCGCAGGCCCTCCTGGTCCCAGGCCACCTTGCTCTCCCGCACCCGGTAAACCCCGTTGCGCCCCCAGTCCCCCCGCTGGAGCTTTACCAGCTCCCCCGGCCAGGCGGCAAAGCCCAGGGCCACCGTCACCTCAATGGCCTCCCACTCCGCCGCCGACCGGTCCAGCTGGAACTGGGCGTTATACCGCCGGGCCTGGTAGCCCGTGTTCTTGGGCAGCAGCATCACCCGGCTGCACTGCCCGCCCCGGCTGCGGAAGTCCTCGTTTACCACTGTCTGGGGGTTCCAGCCGGTCACATCCCGCACCGTCACCTGGGACAGCACCCCGTACCTCTGGCAGCGCCACAGCAGCCTTTCCACCGGGGCCGTCTCATCCAGCACCACCGGGGCCCCATCCTCCCAGCCGTGGAGGGCCAGCTTCCCCTCCCGGGTGAAGCGGGGGGTCACGCCCCCGTGATACCGGGCAAAGTCATAGAGCACCTTCCAGCAGCTGCTTCCGGAGCCCACAGAAAACCCCCAAACCGGGGGCAAATAAACCTCTTTCTCCAAGCTGATGCCGTAAGGGCTCACATACCCCCGCAGGATTTCCCCCAAGCTGGCCTGTCCATAGTCCACAGCCCCCGCCTGGTTGTCCAGGAGCAGGGCCTGCATCCCCCGGCCGCTGAACTCCGCCACGCAGCCCTCCTGGGACCACTGGCACTGGCACTCGTCCAGCACCCCGGTGAACACCGTCCCGCCCCCCTCCATCACCTGCATCCTGGTTCCCGCCGCCAAGCGCTCCTCCTGCCCTGGGGTCCACAACGTCTTGACCCAAAAGCTGTCACAGGGGGACCCTAGGCCGTAGTTCAATTCCCAGGCCAGGGGGGTGGGCAGCGCAAACCGCTCCCCGTCATAACAGCCCATCTTCCACTCTGCCATTCTCTCACCTCACTCGGACCCTCTGCCCCACATAAATCACATTGGGGTTGCGGATTTCCGGGTTCAGGGCCAACAGCGCCCCCAAGGTAATCCCCCGCCGCCGGGAGATGCCCCACAGGGTATCCCCCCGGACGACCACATAGTACTCCGCCGCCCCGCTGTCCCCGCCGCCGGGCTTCTCCGCCGCCGGAAGGCTCTCCCGGCGCAGCCCCTGACTGTAGCGGTCATAGTCCTCCCAGAAGGTAAAGCGGTAGCGCACATAGTCCTTCCTGGGCTCCTGGGCCAGAGACAGCCTGACAAAATACGCCTTGGCGCTCTGCCACACCGGGTGGACCAAATTCCCCGGCCCTCCGCTGTAAAACACCGAGGCCAGCTTTTTGAACTCCGTATACGCCTCCGGGCCGAAAAACTCCCCTTCCCCGTCCATCACCCGCCGGGTGAGCCCCAGGTCCTGGGTGGCGTAGTTCCCAAAGGGGACCTTATGCACCGCCACCTGCCGCTCATAGCGGATGCGGTAGGTTCTGGGGTTATGGGGCCACACATAGTCCTTATACTGCATAGGGGTCAATTCCAAAGCTTCCACCTCCCCTTCTCAAAATAGGGCAAAGCCCCCGTCATACCGCCGGGCGTCCCGCTGCACCGCCCGGTCCAAGGCCTCCAATTCCAGCCCACCGCCTACGGCAGGCCCCGCCTGGGGCACGCTCAGGCGCACCGGGCCCCCGCCGGTACTTGCCCCATATTCCGCCACCTGTCTGGCCCGGGACAAGTCCTCCAACAGCGCCGCCGCCCCCACCGTCCGCCGGCTAGAGGCCATCTCCTCCCCCAGCGCCGCCGCCGGCAGGGCCGTTTCTGGAATATCTGTCTCGGGCTTCCCCTGGGCCGCCTCCCGGAGCCAAGCTGTCCGCCGTCCCTTCTCCTCCAACGGAGCCCACAGCTCATCCGCATCCGCCCTGCCCATCGGCTGAGCCACCGGCACTTCCGCCCCCTCCCCAGGGGCAGGGGGGGACAGTTCCTGCCCCGCCCCTGGCTCCTCCATACGGCGCGGAACCACCTGCTGTCCCAGCTCCAACGCCAACGCCTCCCCGTCCTCCTCCGGAAGCAGTTCTTCCAAATAGTCCATCATGGTGCCTCCCCCTCTCGCAGCCGCAAAAACCGTTCCATGTCAAAGCCGGGGTTTTCCTCTTCTAGGCGCTCCCCCGTCTCCCGCCCGCACACTGGACAGCGCGGGAGGGAAGCCTCCGCCCGGCAGCTTGGACACAGCAGGGCAGCGGCCTCCTCCTCATCCAGCAGCAGGTTCAGGGCGCACCAGAGATAGTCCCTCTGGCTCATCTCCTTCACCCGCGCCTCTGTGGGCAGGGCCTGGAACGCCCGGAGCACGCGCCACCGCAGCCGTTCCTCCGGCGCGTGCTCCAAGCTTTTTTTAACGTCTCTAACCGTCCTCTCTCCGTCCCCAGCCCAGGGTCCTCCTCCCGGCAAAAGGCCGCCCAGCGCCCCGCCAGGTCCTGGATTTGTTCCACGGTCAGCGCCTCCAACACCGCCGCTCCGGAGGCATACGCCCGCCGTCCCCGTTTCCGCAGGAAGCGGGCAATCAGGCAGGCGTTGGCGCATAGCGCCCGTTCCCGCCCTTCCTGGGCCAACGCCAACGCCTCCCGCCGGGCCTCCAACACCTCCTGGGCCCGGAGCAGCCCCATGCTGTACCCTTTCCCTAAAGTCAGCCGCCCCGGCTGAGTACACAGCTTCAGCCAAGCAAAGGCACTCATGGCCCGGTCTCCAAGCGCTTCCCGGCCACCACCGTCACCTTTTCCAGCACCGAAGCCCCCAGGGTCCCGCTCTCAGAGAGCTTGCTCCACTGGCAGTTGCTATAGATGATCCGCCGGTCCGGCTTACAGATCACCAGGCTGAAATCCTCCAACTCGTGGAAATTGAGCCCGTCGGTCAAGGCCTCATCGGTGGCATAGATGCGGCTGAGCTCCAACAAGTGCTCCTTGGGCCCCGTGATGGTGGCCACCGGCTCTGTCTCTCCAAAAGCCTCAATCACCGTACTGGCCCGGGTACTCTGGGCGCTGTAGCTCTGCACCACCGCCACCTTCCGTCCGTTGACCTCTAAGTAAATGTCGCTGCTGCTCGGGATTCCCCGCATAGTTCTTCCCCCTTTCTCTCCCATCAAAGCGTGATCTGGGCACTCAGCCAGATCTGGTTCAGCCCGTGGGCCACCGTAAAGGCGAAGCGCACCAGGCACACCGACGGGTCCTCTTCCAGGGCCTCCACCGTCACGTCGTCATACCCTGTGATGATCTCCGCCCCCAGCTTTTGTTCCAGCAAGATCACCACCTGGGAGCGGATGGCCCCCCGCACCTGCCGGGTATTCTTGCTCCGGGCAAAGCGGCTCTGCAAGGCCTGGCGGATGCCCGGGATCACGTCGTCAATGACCAGAATGGTCCCCAGCTCCCGCCAGCTGCTGTCGGATGCGCCGTTGGTCTTGGTGCGGGTGGTCACCCCCCGCACCACCGTGCAGCGTCCCGCCGCCAGCTCCACCGGGGTCACCCCTCCACGGATGAGAGCGTCCAATTCCTCCTCTGTATACTGGGCCGCCAAGCCGCCTATCCCTTGCAGCTGTGCCCCACCCAGGGGCACCGCCGGGTCGCTCTGGCCGCAGATGGCCCCGGCCACCGCCGCCGCCACCCAGGGCCCCGGGGTGGCGGTCCCGTCCCCGGCGGGGGCCACCAGCACCATGCGCTCGCTGTTCAGCTCACCGGCCGCCGCCGTCAGCGCACTCACCGTGGCCGCCGCCTCACAGCCCACCACGCCGATGCGCTCCCGCCGCTGGTGGCTGGCGCGCTCCACGCTCTCCCGCAGCGCCCCATGAACCGCCGCCGCTGTACTGTCACAGCAGACCAACTTCACCTCGTCCTGGTTCTCCAAGACCTGAAACGCCGCCGTATACGCCGCCACGTCCGCCTCCTTCGCCACCGGCACCGCCAGCACCCGGGCCGCGCCGTTTTCCAACAACAGCCTCGCCAGGGCGGTGAAGCTGTCCTCCCCGCCAAAGGCCGCCACGGCGTCGCTGTAGCTGTTGAGTATGTGCGGCTCCCCCGGGGTCCCCCCGTCGCTTTGGGCCACCAAGGCCGCCGTCCCCCGGCCCCCTGTGCCCCGTACCACGCCGGAAGCCGTGTAAATGGAATAGACCCCCGGCCGCTCATGTCTCGTGATTGCTGTCAAGTAAAAAACCACCTTTCACTTCAAAGCCCAAAAAGGCCCCTGTCTCCTCTGCCTTGGCCAGCAGCATCCCCCTGCATTGGAGCTGCAACCGCCCACAAAACATCCTGTTCTCTTCCTGGAATCCAGTCTCCTCCATGGACCACTTCTCCACCGTCAGCCCCGCGGGCTTTTCCCTTTCCAGGGCCTCCACCACCCGGTCCAACAGCAGGCGGCAGCCCTCCTCCCCGGCCTTTTCCGGGCTGTACAGCGCCAGGGTGAAGCCCACCCCCACCTGCTGTCCATAGGCCTCCTGCCACCCCCGGTCCACCGGGTCATAGACCTCCCCCAGGTAGCCCCCAAAGCCGGCGGGGCTCCCCTCCACCTGCTTCACCGCCACCACCGCCAAGGGCTCCTTCCACCGCCCCCGGCCCTCCCGGGGCCAAGCGCTCAGGGCCTGGATTCCCTGCCGTTGCAAAAAGGCCACCATGGCCTCCTGCAAGGCCGCCAGTGTACTCATTCCGCATCCTCCTCTCTCCGCTCCAATACCGCCCGCCAATACACCCGGTCCGTCCCCACCAGGACTTCCCGGACGTTCACCACGTCATAGCGCACCGCCCCCTGGATGAGCACCGTGTCCCCCGCCGCCGGGGAGAAGGGCAAGCCCCTCTCCCCCAAGCACAGGAAGAACTCCCGCCGCCGCACCCCCAGGGCCGTGGGCAAAAACTGCCGCTCCCGGTCTGCCAGGGGCTGGACCAGGGCCAAGCCCTCCCCCAGGGGCACCCCGTCCCGTTCCAAGGCCACAAGGCGGCCATACCGCCGGGCGATGGCGGAAAAGGCGCTGCCAAAGCTCATCCCCTCACCTCCAAAAAGGCAAAGGCGCTGTCCTGCAAATAGGGCTCCAACAGCAGCCGGGCCTGCCTTGCCAAGCTCCGGGCGCAGGCGGAACCCTCCGCCCCGCCCCGGACGCTGAGCTCCCCAGCGGTAAAGGCCAGGGGCACCGGCTGGCTGGCCTCTAGGGCCTGGGACATCGCCGCCAGGGCCGTCCATGCGCTGGCGGTGAGGAACACCCCCCGGCAGTCCTCCGGTTCCACCCCCTCCCGGAGCTGTTCCCGCCACTGCTTTGCCGCCTCCGCGCACAAATCCGCCAGCACCGCCAGCTCCTGTTCATTGAACTCCCGCCCTGCAAAACACTGGGCCACTGTCACGATCTCCTGTGTCTCCATCCGCACCCCTCCATTTCTGTTTACTGTCCAGCCTTAGCCGGTCCCAGCTCCAACACCTTAGACGCCTCCTGGAAAATCTTAGAGAAGCCGGAGATGGACGTAATGGCCGCCCGCTCCAACTGCCGGTCGATGAGCTTGTCATACTCCACCAGCACATCCCCGGTGCGCACCAGCTCCAAGGCGTAATTCTTATCCAGGCCGATGATGGTATGGGCGGGCACCGCACTGCTGCGCAGCAGGGTGGCCCCCATCGGCGTCACCATCTTCCCGGTGCCCTGGAAGCTCAGCCCCGCCGCCGCGTCCCGCAGCTCCGGCAGCTTCAGCACCTGGGCCATGGCGTCCCCCACCAGCAGGGTATTCATGGTGTAGGGGTCAAACTGGCTCCAAAAGTCCACCAGGGCCCCATAGTCCAGGGTCCCGGCGGTGCCGGAGATCACCCCGTCCCCAATGGTGAAGCGCTGGGCGGCGTTGCTGTTGCCGTCCCCCTTGGTGATCACATCAATGGCATCCGCCACATGCATCCGGTTGATGTAGGCCCCGATCTGCCGCAGGGTCACAGAGAACAGGTCCAATCTTTGGAACTGGATGGCCTCATAGGAGGCCACCAGCATCCGCCCCCGCTTGTGGAGCTTCACCAAATTCTCCTGGGAGGTCACCTTGGTCTGGGGGATCTCCGCCCCTTCCGCCACCATTTTCAGGCTCTTGCCCTCGTCGGAGGGCTGGGAGGCAATAGAGCGGTAGTCCATCCCGTTGATGGTGGTTTCCGCCGCGGTCATCAGCGGCAGGATGTCACTTTCCTCCATCCCCTGGCGCACCGCCCGGGCCACGTATTCAGGGAAGAGCACCGCAGACTCCCAGGTGGCGAAGAACTTTGCCACCACATCCGACGCCGGCCCGTTTACCTTGATGTCAAAGCGCTTCAACTGCCGCTGGAAGGCGTCCAGCTTTTCCAGGGGCGTGCCCTGGTACTGCTCCGAGGGGTCGCACTTTTCCAGCACCTTGGTGAAGGAGCGCCCCGCCTCGTTGTACATCCCCTTCTCCAGCTTCACCGTCTCAAACTGATATGCCATGTACCATTACCGTCCTTTCTCTCTGTTCTCAAAGGAACAGGCCCAAGGTCTTGCTGCCGCTGTCCACCTGGACCACCAGGTATTCCCGGCCGCTCTCCGCCGCCGTCACGCCGCCGCTGCCGTCAGCCGCCAGCCTTGCCCAGCCCAGGGCCGGGGCGGTGCCGGTATAGGGCAGCTGGGCGTAGCCCTTCACCTGCACCGCCGCGCAGCCCCCCCGGACATTCAGCGCCAGCCCCACCAGGGCCGCCCCGTTTCCGGCATTCTTCACCGTGCCGTCGCTGTCCATGGCCACCGGGACCCCCGCCGTCACGTCTTTTTCCTGGAAGGTCACCACTGCCATCTCGATTCCCTCAAACGATACCATCCCGTTTTCCTCCTTTGTTTGATGTTTTCCTGCTGTCAAATTTGGAACGCCGCCTCATCCAACGGCGCGTCCTCCCCGTCACCGCCGCCGTAGGGCAGCTGCACCGGCAGGGCCAAGCGCTTCTCCATCCGCTTTTGGTAGCTCTCCTGTAAGGCCTCCAACTCCTGCACCTCCAATTTCTCCACAATGGACCCTAGGGTCCCTCCGTCCAGCTCCTCCTGGACCATCAGCCCCAGCCGCAGGGTATCCCGGCGCAGCCGTTCCAGATAGTGCCGGCCCACCGCCGCCTGCTGTTCCAGGCCCTTCAAGTCCTCCTGCCAGGCGCCCTCCGGGTCCGCCCGCTTGAGGGCCTGCCACAAGCCCTCGGGCTGGTAGCCCTTCACCACTCCCGCCAGCCGCTGGGCGGGCACCGCCACGAAGGACCACTCAAAGGCGTCCACCGGCTCTTCCAGGCGCACGATACAGCGCTTGCCCTCATACACCCGGCCCTTCACATGGCTGCAAAGCTCCCGGTCGTGGATGTCGTTGCCGCAGATGGAGCACACGCTCCTGCGCACCGCGCAGCCCACGCTGACCTCTTTTTTGATGCCGCCCTCGATTTCCGCAATCAGCCCCGCGTTCTCCTGGGTGCGCAGCATGTAAGCATAACCCTTCAGGTAGCACCCCGGCTCCCCGGCCTCGCTCACCGCCCCTGGCTCCTCCACGATTTCCGTGCGGTACAGCCGGGCCGTCTGGTCCCTGGCGCTCCAACTGTGGTCAAAGATGCCGGTCTTTCCCACAAAGAGCTCCGCCAACAGCTCCAATCCCCGCCGGTCGAAGTACTCGTCGTCCCGGTCTGTCTGGTTGTCACACAGCCGCACCGGGAAGCAGTACACCTCCTCCCCGCTGAGATTCCCCCGGCTCAACCGGTTGATGGCCGCCAGCTCCTGCTCCGGCAGCCCCGCCGTCTCCATCCCCTGAACCGCCTGGCCCTGGGCCTGCTTGGTCACTGTTTTCATGGGCACGCCTCCTTATTCTCAGTGTTTTCCTCTGGGTCTCCCGACGCATCCTCCGCCTGGGTGGGCGCATCCTCTCCCCCTTCCAGCTTCCTGGCCTGCTGGCGGTACAGCGCCGCCTTGGCCTCCTCCACCTGGTCTTGGAGGTTGATCTCCTCCCATTCCAACTGGAAGGGGCAGTCATAGCCGTGCATCCGCAGCCACATTGTGCAGACCTTCTCCACCACCGGCGTCAGGGTCCGCCGCAGGGCGGTGAGCTCGCTGGTCATAATGTCCGCCTGCTGGCTGCTCATCCGCTCGGTGGAGGACCAGGTCAGCACCAGC